TAATTATATATAGTAACAAAGCTAGAAGCAGCTAACCCAGGGCCGCCGTGTTCGGCACCATATCCTACAAAACTAACAGAACCGCCATGTCCGCCTTTACCTGCAACGTAAGATCCTGTTTCTATCATTAAAAATTGTTTGTCATAATTGCCAAAGTTAGCAATAGTAAGGCTAGGCGAATCAACACTTGTACTGCCTATTATTGTTTGATTTTGTATATAAACATTTGATAATGTAAAATTATGAAGATATCTACCAGTTGAAGTTGATTTAGCTAGCATATCAACATTTTTTTCACCGGAAGTTATGTAGACCCTAGAATATGCGTGGCCTCTAAAATTACCTAATGGTATTAAAGTACTTGTATTAAGATTTTGAGTAGTTCCACCTACTGAGGCAAGTAATCTACCCTGGCCATCGTTTATACTGCGTTGAGCATTACTTGCGGCGTAGAGTTCTTTATTAATATCGCTGAACTTTACATTAACAACAGGGATGGACATACGTATCTGCTCCGAAATTTATTTAATCAATGATATTTAGCAGTTCTAATATGTATTATTATCGTCAAGAAAATAGCGGGAGTTTGATCTCCCGCTATTCTTAATTATTATTAACCAGTACCTCTGTTTGATCCAGGTAGTGGATCTCCTGTGTTTAGCAGACGTATTGGAATGTAGATAAATTCGATTGCCTTTTCTGGCTTAATTGCAATATCTATCCATAATTGGTTTGCATCAATACGTGCGGCTGTATTGTTTGTGTCATCACAAACTACAGCGAAGTCGTATAGAGCACGTTGACCAACTAGTGTTCCCATGAAACTATCAAATGTTGATTTAACAGCCTTACGAGTCTGTTCATCATTTGGTTCAAACAGGAATGGTTTTGCAAGTAAGTCTAGTTGATAATTTAGGTAATTAAGCAATCTAGCTACGTTAATACGATCTGGTGCACTTGCAATAGGAGCAAGAGTCTTTTGTCCGTAAACAATCAATCCTCTATTTGGAATGAATGCAATTGGATTGACGCTATTTAGATAAAGAACGTCTCTTTGACCTTGACTCAATTGTAAGAACTGGTATGTATTATCAGTAGTTAAGTAACCAACTGAACTAATACCTGTAACAACACCGCGATTATATCCTGCTGGCGCAAACCACGGATAAGCAACTTGATCGTTGTATGCATATGTACGTAATACCATTGCACTTGGTGGAACAAATACAGATGTACCATCAATATTTGTACCTAAGCCCCATGGATAATATATACCAGCATACTTGTTATGTGTTATTAAACCATCTTGACCATCAAGAGGTGCACCGTTTGAATTACTTGCCCAATTTTGGATGCTAATGCTTGATGGATCAAGTCTTGCAGGAGTATCTGCAATAACAAACGCTACTTCCTTCTTATCTGTGTTAAGTGTTACTAGATCTGCTAGTGTTTCAACATATCCAGGGCAAGCAATCAAGTTAAATGTTGTCTGCTCTGCACGAATGTCTTGGTTAGCAACAATAACACTCTTAAGTGCAGTTACAACAACTTGACGTTGTGCCCAGTGGCCCATATATGGTGTACCATCTGGCTTGTTACCACTTAATGTTACCCAACGATCTCTCCACTCGACATCTGGATAATGTTCAACATCAAAGTATTTTACAGTCCATGTCTTAACATTATTTGTACTATATCTTGTGTTGAATAATAGTAGCCCGTCTGGGTAAAGTTCGGCATTTGGTGCATCTGGATCAACATAATCGCTTGTGATCATTTGACTTGGCAACATGCTGCCTGTCTTCTTACCATTATAGTTAGGACGAGCATCAGCAAAAATAATACCTGCTGAACTACTATGATCTGTGTTATCAATTAATACCCAAGAAGCACTTAAACGATTATATCTATAAATTCTTGGATAATTTTCAATATCACTTGTTTCAATCCAGATATCGTAGTCAACTAGTGGTGCACCTGTGCTCTGAACTAGCGGAGCACTAGCATCTAAAATTGGACCATTTGGATCTGTTCCAGGATAAATGTTTGCATATCCTCTCCATACTTGGCCGTCACTTACCATTAGATCAACCATTAGATCTGTGTTAAACCAATGTGTTCCATTTGCTGCTGGTCCGGAAGGAGCCACAACATCTGCTGTATAAACAAGTGGTAACCATGCAAATCCGTCCCATCTCTTAAGAATGAATTGTGCAGTTGAAGGATCTGTACCATTTGCGTTATAGTGCATAAACACTGTACCAATACCTTTTGCTGTATCAAATGCAGTATCAGCACTTGCTTCGCTTGAGTACATTGGAACAATACCTTGGTTAGGAACTGTATTCATCTTAACCCAAGAACCATTCTGGTACTGTTTAACAACAAATGATGCACCTCTATTTTGAGGAGTTGTGTTAATCCATATGTTGTCTATAGCAATATCAGCTAGTTTATTTGGAACTTGCAAATCATAGCTATAACCTTTATAAACTAATTGCTTACCAAATGTATAACCAACTGGAATACCTGCTGTCTTTAACGGTGTTCCGCTTACATCTTTAAGTATAAAGTTAGTTCCATTTGGATTAGTTATTTTCAAATAGCTACTTGACCCAGATGTTACTTTTGATGCAACATCAATTCCTTGTATAGTATATTCTGGCCAAGCATCATTAATAGCCATTACAAGGTTATCTATGTATCCGCCAGGAACAAAAATTGTTTTTGTTACATTAGAACCTAGGTTCATTGTAAAAGAATCTGCCGAAGTATAATCAGGTGTTAATAGTAATGTACAACCATGTCCTATATCGTCTGCAGAAGTAGTTGTTGTAGCACCAGGGATATATGAGTATTGTCCTGATGATGTAATAGTTACTGTAGAAGCACCATATACCAAGTTAAATGTTGCACCGTGGCCTGACCCAGATGTAGCAGTAAATGCTACGTTATCAGTTGGAGCAGTTGCATTATTAAACTGACCTTGTTGAATAATGGTAAAATAAGTAATTGCACCATCTGTTCCAACAGAATCAACTCTAATAACAACTGGACTTAACCAATAGCCGCCCGAAAGTGTTAGAGTATCTCTTGGACTATATCCAGATCCTGCACTTGTTATAGTAGCTGATGCAACCTTTACTGTAGCAACTGTTACTTGTGCAGAAGAAGTTCCTACACCGCCGTCAACAGTTAACACTTCACCTTTGAAGTAATTTGTACCTGGTTCAACTACTGTAGCAGTTCCTACAAACATATCAGGTGTAGTGAAACTTGGATTTGATACTGTTCCCTGAATTGATCCAAAAAACGTTGTACTAGTCGAAATCCCAGCATTACCTAATGGTTGTTCAATACCTGTATGCGAACTATAATCATGTAGATATACATCTGTTGCATCATAGTTAACTATTTGAAGATAATTGTTACTACCAACTTTCTTTTTCTTTGCAACAGCCTTTACTTGTGCTGTATTAAACTTGCTATTAATTTCAGCAATAAAGGCATCTAACTTTGTTTGTGAACCTACTGGTGCAGGAACATTAACACTCAATGTTGATGTACCTATAGCAATGTTACAGCCTTCACCAACAGTTAAACTTGGATTTGGAACTGTACCTGTTAACACACGAGGTGTAGATTCTCTCCAGCCCCAACCTGGGAATATTGCATCAGTACTACCTACTAGGAACCACCAACTAGTTGTTCCAGCTGAAGTGCTTAACGAAACTTTTTGCCAAATTTGATTTTGATGTGCATCAGTTACAACACCAATAGCTGACGTTGTTACAACATCAATAGCAAGATCACCGGACTCTCCTAATGTGCTCTTTGGTAATACCCAATTAGTCGGTTGTGCATATAAACCTAAATTATATAAAATATCTGTTGTTGATCCATCAAGAATGATATCAACATCAATATCCGTTACAACAAGTCTTAGATTATATACATCACCGTATACTACACCGCCAATTGTTGTACCATTTGGATAGAATTTTTCATTTCTAATAAACGAAACAGCACTAATACCTTTACTCTTTAATGAAGTTGAAGCATTAATCTTACTAACAACCATTGGTAATGTGTCACCAGCCTTAAGAGCTATACTAATATTATTAATTCTTAAAACACCATTAGCTGTAATAACAGACTGTGTCGAACTTGAAAGAGGTGCAGGTATTTCAATAAAACCTTGAACAACTTTTTCTAAATGGTCTTTGCTGTTAAGTACTGTTGGTGTTTTTGCTTGCCATGCATATGAACTATTTGCACCGCCTGTTGATTTAAAAATACCGTATGTTGACTGGCTTAAATCTAACCAATAATCACCATTTGATGCAGACCCAACTGGTTCTGTTGTACTTGGTGCTAGTTGATCTAAATCAACATCGGCTCTTAATACGTATGCACTATTTGCAATACCCAAATAGTCATAAAGAGCAAATAAACCTAATTCATTTAATTCATTATCATACTGTGGAGTTCCGCCGACAGTATAAAATTTTGGAGTACCGTAAGTCTGGATAGCATCTCGTTGACTTGTAATTAAACGAAGATTTCCAGCATCTGATTTAACAGTACCACTTGCTAGTGCGGTAGTGCTACCTGGTTGAATTTTATTTTCGGCTGTTGCAATAACAATCAATGGAATAGTTCCAACGCCTGCTGTGGCGTAAAAACTTTCATCAGTGAGTGATACTGATACGCCTGGTGATACTAAAGTTTTGACCATACGATACCTCTCAATCTAATATTTTGTATGCTTGATTATTTATACAGAACCCGATTTTATATGTGTTTTTTACGGTTAACCATATACTTAATGTTGTAATATTATCTAACAAGGTTGTAACATATAATGAACACTGAAGGACTATAAATGAATATAATTGGTATTGTTGGATTTATTGGTAGCGGCAAAGGAACTGTTGGACAATATCTTGTTGAAAATCACGGATATATGGAAACTAGTTTCGCCAAAACTCTAAAAGATACTGTTGCTTCTATGTTTCGATGGCCTCGAGATTTACTCGAAGGCGACACACCAGAAGGTAGAGAATGGCGAGAACAAGTTGACCCATGGTGGAGTAAGAAATTAGGGCGCCCTGTTACACCAAGATGGGCATTACAATATATTGGTACAGATGTTATGCGAATGCACTTTAATACAAACATTTGGACTTGGAGTGTTGAAAAGCAAATTGTAGATCATCAAGGCCCTGTTGTCATAACAGATGCTCGCTTTCCAAATGAAGTTAACCTACTTAGAGAACTAGGTGGTAAGATCATTTGGGTGAGAAAGCCTGAGCTACCAGAATGGTATGATGCTGCTCTAAGTCAAAACAAAAACCTTAGCTATGACATGACAAAGCATTACTCCGATGTTCATCTAAGCGAATGGGCATGGATCGGAACTCCGGTAGATGCTGAAATCGTAAACGACAAGACAATTAAAGATTTATACAAGGCCACTGACAAATGCTTAACAACATTGAAATAACATCAGGTGACATTCTTCTAAGTGGCGGCGCTGCTGGTGCAGATACTGCATTTGGTAAGGCTGCACACAAAGCAGGACATCAAGTTGTCCACTGGTCGTTTAACGGCCATAAAGTTAAACTTAAAAATAATGTTTATGCATTAACTGACGAGCAGTTAAAAGAAGCTGATCCATTTCTTATTAGAGCTAATAAAAGTATTGTTCGCACATTCCCTGCTAGTAGCGAACATACCAATAATCTACTTCGTAGAAACTACTTTCAAGTTAAATGGAGTCAAAGTGTATATGCGGTTTCAAGTTTTACTGACGATTCTAGTATGATGAAAGTTTTCGGTGGAACAGCATGGGCAATTCAACTATACGCAGATCGGTTTTTGTACGATCGAGAACCTTTTGATAACTGTCACTTATACCTTTTTGATCAAAAATCTGATCAATGGTTTCAATGGAATAGAAGTTGGACAAAAATACAAACGCCGCCGTGTCCGCAGGGCGTATATGCAGGTATAGGTTCTAGAGAGTTAACTGACGCTGGGTTAGCAGCAATTAACTCTCTATATGTTATGGATGCAGAGGCATCGCTCCCACAAGACTCCGCATAATAGGATTGTTTCGATCCATTAGAATCCATCCGCAAGTAACTTCTGGACGTACAAACAGTTCGTTGTCGCCTACAGGACCTACTCTAGACACGGTTGTATCTTTTTCTACAAAAGGTACTAGTTCAGGCTCTACAAAGAATGGATAGCTGGGATCTAGCACTGTATCACAAACTGCATGTAGCAGCCTACCAATACTGAGCACATTTTCAATCTGTTTAAGCGTAGCAGACAGCACAAGTGTTGTATTAAAGTTGTCTGCACCTTGTGTTTTGCCGGTTTCGATATACTCTTTTACAAGAGGGCTATCATACCCGTTGAGGTATTTGTTAACTAGCTGAACACCGGCATGATGTACCTGAGCCATAGCTTTACCAGGATTCATGCTTGGCAGATCATTTCTAACCAGAACATAAACTGCTAGATCCCTATCCATAAGTTCTCCTGTTAAACAAACATTCCAAAGATGCCAGAAAGAAGGCAAAATACAATCGAAGCAGCGGCTACGATTTCAATTTGATCAGTTAGCCAATAGGCTAATACAGCGCCTAGAACTGCACCTGCAACAGCACAAATATAAACATTTGCACTTAGAGCAAATTCAAATTCACGCATACCGGTGTACTTGTCTTTGGTATTATCTTCAAGCATGTTCAACTCCTCTTAATGCTATGATTAAGAGTAGCATATATGCTAAAATAAATCAACCGATAATAATACCTAGAGGCATTGCAGCATCAACATATTGATCGATTTCTTTTTCCAATCTATCAATAATTTCTTTAGCTTCTGCTTTTAGTGCATCGCCTTTAAGAGTGGTTCCGCCTTGTGGTCCGATAACAGTGTTAAACTTACTATATGCTTCTCCGAGCATCATTTTACACCAAGCTAAAGTGTAATCTCTAATCCAAGGACGAGCCATAGGATCTGCAATAATAGTTTCGTCTGGTTTGAATTTATATACCCAAAGCACAACTGCTTCACCACCGGTTGGTTTTCTAATTATACTCAATTTTTTTGTAACATTATCAAAGGTATAATTAATGTCACGTCCAAACATACGTCCTGCTTGACGCATATACTGCCAGAACAATTCGTAGGTTAATAAGCCGGCAGTATAACCGCCACCTGCACCAGCTTGTAAAAGGTATAAATTGGTATATGCTAGTGAGAATGGATCTAGCTGAGTACCACCAGTAGTCTCGCCTAGTCCTCTTCTAAATATAGTTCTTACTGAAACGATTTCATCCGGAAGAGTATAATCTGTTTGCTCATATATTAGATTAAGAAACATATGTGATTCTTCGGAACTGTTACCACTACGCTGTCTATATCTGTCAAATGCTAGTTTAACAGCTTGCTGATAGTGTTCTGGGTCGAGTTCGATATCGACCATTCCGCCGCCCATCATTAATTTAACTTCGTCTATTATTTGTTGTCTTGCTGGTGTCATTGTTTATACCTCACAATATTTATAAACATTGTGAGGCACTTTGTTGGTATTGGAAGTATAGTAAGTGTAGTGTTCTCTTACTTAAACACTTTAACAATGATAGTTTCTTTGTTCAACTTGCCATTGCATTCGTGTCGCTTACCGGCAATATAGTCTCCGAGCACCTGCTGAACACGCTTTAAGTTTGGCAAACCTCTAGTGAACGTATCTTTTGGCTTGCGTAAAGTCTTACCAAAACTAGCTGTTTCATCAAAGCCGGTAATGTACGTGCCTTTGATACCAAGTGTTTCGCCTTCTTTGGCAATATACACCATTGCCTTGCGATTCTTAGTGTTATAGACCAGTGCAGCAGTATTACCAACAATCAGCACAGGGCTAAGTCCGACAATATTGGTATTATCGTCTACAATCTTAACAGTAGCCTTGCTAGCGGCTTTTGCAGCTCTAGCACCAACCTTCTTCTTAACAGCAGCCATTGCCTTGGCATTGCCCGTGGACGCTGCAAGAACATTTACAACAGTGACCAGCGGTTTAACAGTAGCTTCGACTAACTCGTTTTCGCGCTCCTTAAGAGCATCGTCCAAATTCTCTTTGTAGTGAGAGAACAGCTTCTTGAGCATAGCCTGTGCAGGCTCAGTGTCCTTGATACGCTTAATAACAGTCTGCTCTAGCTCGTCCAAGTCATCCTTGAACTTGGTGCATACTGCATCAATATAGCTGTAAAGATTAACGTATTGGATGATCTTGCGAGCATCATTTGTAAGCGGGATATGCCCATCTTCTTCTTTAGCTACCGCAGCTTCAACGGTAAAACCACGTAACTTATCCATTTCTCGAGCAAGAAACTCTGCCCACTGCTCCGGAACCTCGGCTCCGTTGTTCATCAACCATGCCATGCGTCCAATTGTAAGGAAGCGATGATCCGGAAGTAGACCAAAATGATCAACATCAGGTACTTCATGAACTTCTGCCCAGACTAAAAACTCACGTTTCAGTGTAGCATTATCAATTTCAAGCCGGGCGGTATCCATACCAAGCTGCCATGCACGGGTATGATTCTCATTGCTTGAACTAATCTCGGAAAAGTCTACGCCAAAATCTTTGACTTTTGTTTCTGTAGCCATGATATGCTCCTTACTCATAATAAGAGTATAGCAGAAACAGCTGATTTGTCAACCGTTTCTGCTATGTTTACATACGTTTAGCGGCTGTGTACAGTAGCATACCCATACATGTTTTCAAGGTCGTACCATCCGACCATTTCATCACCATTTGTATACAATAACACAGGGTAAGCTTTATCGTTTACATTGTCAAAGCTAACAAGATCTTCGAAGTTTTCACGAGGAGCATCGTTTACATTCGGTTCGTTACCGTTTATAAACAACTCCCTAGCACTATGCCAGCCGTCTCCCCAAGCAGCGCGAAGTTTAGCAATACGATCATGATTGTATACAACTGTACTAGCATCTCGTATGTCGTTTTGCATCGTTTGCTCCCTATTAACAATGTGTATAGTAGCACATTACTGTGTACTGTCAACCAATTTTAAGCCAAAACTGGATAACGGTCTTTATTAATATACCCTTTTACTGTACTAACTTTACAGGGTAAGATATCACCAACATCAACCGCATTACCTCTCCACTGCATCTGTACAATACCTACACCTTTAGCATACCAATAACGAGCACCTGCTGTCTTTGATCCAAATGTTTGGTCGTAAGTTACTTCTATAACATCTGTATATGTTGCACTCTTATCAGTAAGAGTCATAGTGTCATAGCGTCCGACAAATTTAACAACCTGACGTCCTGTTGATCCCCATGTTGGAAAGCTAGACTTGAGGGGATCAATCTTAATAGGTGCATCAATTACATCACCTACCTTTTGTCTGCCACCCCAAAAGATTTCGTATCCTTTACAAAATGCTGTTGTTTTGATTGAGCTGAACATTTTTTGTGGCCAACCGGATGCTGGGTACCAATCTGCTATTTCTCTAATGCCCCAGTCTTTGCCTGTGCTATCTATATAGTGATAGTTGTTAACCCAAGTTGCTGTCCATTTGTTATCAGTATAATCATCTTGATACCATATCTTGCCGTCATTATAACTGAATATGCTAATAAGGTGTAATCCTGCTGTAATGCCGTAGTCAACCACTACTAATGAACCTGCCGCAGGTTGTGGCCAGTAGTCTGAGAATAGGAATGAATCTGTATTTGCCATAGAACTTCTCCTTTTAATAACTGCTAACCATATTTACTGAAACCACCATAAATACTGATATGCCGCCACTTACACTTTGGAAAGGTCTTAATCAAAAGACCAACGATTACAAATTAATTGATAGACTCGTAGGAGAACAGTACCGCGTTGGTGGTACTGAGTTCTGGGTACACTTATACCTAGGTCCTGCAAATGCTGGTAATCTTGCAGCAAATTCTAATCAAGTTAACTTAGACTTAACTGGTGAAACTACTGATCTTACAATACAAGATCCTTTAAACATGGAAATTAGAGAACGTAAGTATGATCCAGACATTTATAGTCTCAAAGGACATTATCAAGTTTCAGATACAGAATTCGATCTACGTCAGTTTGGTTTATTTTTAACAAACGAAACCATATTCATCACGTTTCATATGAATAATATGGTTGATATATTAGGTCGTAGATTAATGAGCGGCGATGTTATAGAGCTATTGCATCAACGCGATGATCTTGTTACAGGTATTCCTTACGCTGTAAGCAAGTATTATGTTGTAGAAGAAGGTACTCGTCCGGCAGAAGGGTACAGTCCAACTTGGTGGCCGCATATTTGGCGTATTAAATGTCAGCCAATTACAGATAGTCAGGAATTTAAAGATATCCTCGGACAAGATGCGACAGATGCAAGCGGTGATCCCATTCCAAACCCAGACGGTAGTGGTAACAATATTACATTGCAAGATCTACTTAGTACCTATAATCAAGAAATTGCCATCAATGATGCAATTCTTAATGAAGCAGAAACAGAAGTGCCATTCCGTAACTTCCAAGGTGCACATTTTTATGTTCTAGCAGGCGATTTAAACAAGCCTGTAAGTATATGGTCTGGTGATGGAATTCCACCAAATAATAGTAAACCAGTTAACAACGGTATTACATTCCCACTTACTCCCGAAATAGGAGATTATTTCTTGAGAACTGACTTTAGCCCTAGTGTACTATATCGCAGAGAAGAACATAAATGGGTTAGAACCGAAGTTAACTGGAGAGCAAGTTGGTCGCCAGCTAATCGTGTATTAGAATCGTTTATTAATAATACAAATACTACTACATTAGATGATAAGAGTACTCAGCCAGAACGTCAAAATATACGTAAAGCTATTAAACCTAAACTAGATCCAGATATTATCTAAAACGATTAAACAATACTCTATCTTTAGCTAGACAGTGCAGCATAGGATCGTCTTCGTATCTTATTAGTGCAAACTCTACTTCTAATAGAATCTTATCAAGATCTAAATCAAACCACTCACCGTGTGTTTTATAATTGTCAATGTTACGATGTATGATTGTTTCTAATTGTTTAACTTTAGAAACCGTTGTTTCTTTTAATGCATGTATTTTTAATACATGCGGATGCCCAGTTTGTAACGCTTTTAACCTGCGTTTAGGGTCTTTACTAATACCAACTTTATATGGAGGCGCTTCTCCTCCGATAATATAAATGTAGCTTGCTGTCATGACGATATTTATGAACGGTAAATATTGCACTATGAATTATTTTTTCGCTGGTCAGCTTAGACAATATAGACTACAATTTATTAGAGCATTCAGTAATTTTTATGTTAATTTCGGGTCAGAGAGTGCCCCGGATTTACGTAGGGTTCCTTGTAGATACGGAGATCCATCCAGAATTGCAGAAACCGTTGTTAGAGGTAACAGCGAAAACAAAGTATTAAGTACACCTTTTATTTCCTGTATTGTCAAAGATATTACAATGGCTAGTAACCGACGACAAGATCCGTTGTTGGTAGATAAGGTACAGGTAAACGAAAGAAAATACGACGAAGAAACAGGGCATTATACACAAGATATCGGCAATAGATATACTGTAGAACGCTATATGCCTGTCCCGTACGACTTGGTAATGCAAGTTGATATATGGACTAGTAACACAAATCAAAAAGAAGAATTGTTAGAACAAATTTTCATGCTCTATAATCCAGCAATTGAGTTTCAAACTAGTAATAACCCTTTAGATTGGACATTGCTTAGCTATATTGAAATGCAGGAAAGTATAACATGGAGTAGTAGAAGTATTCCTGTTGGGACTGAAAATCCAATAGATGTTCTTACTTTATCATTTAAAGTTCCAATTTGGATTAATCCTCCTGCAAAAGTCAAAAGACAAAGTATTATTCACGAAATTATTACAGATGTTATTCAAGGTTCCAAAGGCGAATACGATTGGGAATGGAGCGAATACGAGTTCTTATCTAGAACTATCACAACGCCTGGTAATTATAGTATCGGATTGGAATACACCGGAGATAATACATACGACATTAGATTATTAACTGAAGGCGGCGGGTTAGAAGATCCTAATCATTATCCCACTGTGGCAAAATCTATTCCATTTCCTAAATTAATTCCAGGGACTCGACTCGTTTTTAACGGTGTTACTATTCCGATAGATACCAGTAATGTATCAACTTTTGTTGATAATTGCCAATTATTATTAGGCAATACAACATTAGCAGTTCAGATGCATAATAAAAATTCTATTTGGTTTATTAATAATACTGGATCAGATATTACATTATCTAATGATATAGGTACTCCTCTTCAAAATATGGGATTAGAAAATTCAACGTATCCCGGAGGAAATTTAGCGTGGTGGAGATTATTCGAACCATACGGCGAGTTTAATGACTATGTTGAGTTTGGTTCAAATGCTAGTCAACTACGTATTAAACAATTAAGTGATATTGAAGATAACAGTGAAGATGTTGTCGGTTGGATGTCGTTACATCCAACAGATCAAAACCGTATCATTTGGAAAATTGATTCTCAAAGTCTCCCAGGTATGACTCTATCTTCTATTAATGCTATAATAGATCCTCTTGCAAAAGGTCCAGGAAATGGGTTACCTGCTGCTTTAATTGGTCAACGTTATTTGTTAACCAATAAGATTGCCGAACAAAGTTTAATATGGGGTTCGGTAGATGCAAACATTAACGACATTATAGAGTTTAATGGATCAGAATGGACTGTTGTGTTCAATGCAAGTTTAGAGACTTATAACACTCATTATCTCACAAATCTTTTTAGTGGTAAAATATATAAGTGGGCTGACAGCGAATGGTTCATATATATTGAATCTAAGTATCGCAAAGGATATTGGCGCATTAGTTTATAAATAATGGCATGAACATTTTTGAAGAAGATTTTGTAACTCCTATAAACCTTGAAGATTTTGAACGTGTTTTTACACCCGAAATCAAAGAAGTAATCAACGCTATTCGTAAATATGGGTTTGACTTACGTGTTGTAGGAGGTGCTGTTAGAGACTTCTTACTTGGTAAACCACCACGTGATATAGACTTTGCTACTGACGCAGATCCTGCAGAACTAATTCTAATTTTTGATTTAGAAGGTATCCAGTACGATGCAAAGGGTATCGTGCATGGTACAGTTAAAGCAGTATTCGGTGATGATAAGATTGATGTTACAAGTATTGCTTATAAAATAAACGTAGACGATACCATGCAGATTGTTCGAGGACAAGGTTGGGAAGAAGATGCAGAAGGTAGAGACTTAACTATAAACAGTCTAAGTCTTGATATGGACGGTAATATCCATGATTATGTCAAAGGAATCGATGATTTAAAAAATAGTGTTATTAGACTCAATCCTAGCCAGTATGAAAAAATCAAAAAGAGCCCCGAAATTGTACTTAGATGGTTTAAAGCACTTGCAATATTCGATAATCCAAAATGGCCAAAAGAAGACTTTGAATTAATTAAACAATATATTCCCTCACTTGCAAGTATGAAAGATACTAGTAAGATAGAAAAGACACTGGGTGGACTTTTACAGCACGAGAATGGCGAAAAAGTTATCAAGTTAATGTGTTCCTTACATGTTAATCAATTTATAGATCTAAATTGCAAATAGAATCCATAACTCGGTAAACTATTTTGTTTACACGCAAGGATTCTCATGAAAGATCTTATAATTGGTTGTTTCACTGATTATGACTGGGATAAAATCAAATATTGGGTTAACAGCATAGATCAATCCGGATTTACCGGTGACAAATCTATGATTGTTTATAATAGTTCATACGAAACTGCTAAAGAACTCGTAGATCGAAATTTCAGCATTTACGCATTTGGAAAAGATGATACAAAAAATCGTCTTGTTTTCCCTGGACAGTTTTCAATTGTTGTACAACGATTTTACGATATATGGCAATACTTAACAAGCCTTCAGGAAACTAGATCTTATCGGTATGTAATAACAACCGATGTTAAAGATGTTATATTCCAATCAAATCCTAGCACTTGGTTAGAAGGGAACCTGCAAGACAAAAAGTTACTAGTTAGTGCTGAAAGTTTACGATATCAAAACGAAGACTGGGGTCTTAATAATATGCACCGCAGCTTTCCGATGATGCTCGATTTTATGAGAACCAAGCCAATTTATAATTGCGGTGTACTAGCTGGAGAAATGTCTACTATACGAGATCTTGCACTTAACTTATTTTTAACATGCAACGGACTACCGGGACAGATACCAGGTGGTGGTGGACCAGATCAAGCAGCTCTAAACATTTTATTGCAAACAGATATTTGGAAAAATATTACAAAATTTGCTAACAGTGAAGATGGATGGGCTTGCCAAGCAGGCACAACTGTAGATCCGTCTAAGATACTCGGATTCAGACCGCATTTATTAGAAGCTGAACCTAAATGGGACGGCGAATTTGCAACCACAAGTAAAGGTCAACGCCATGTAGTTCTGCACCAATGGGATAGAATTCCAGCTTGGTCTCCCGTGATCACAAACAAGTATCAATAAAGGTTTACTATGCAAGTAACATTAGCAGATTTGCACAATAAAGAACAGCAATTTTTAAATTCGGTTACACCTAAAACTTTTCCAGAAGGTAAAAGTATTGTAACAAGTTGTTATGATGCAGAATTTCCCAGTGCTTGGATACTTTTACAAGAATTAAAAAGATTAGGCTGTTTGTTACCTATTGAAATATTTCATAAAACAGGTGAACTTACATCTAAGCAGATAGAACTATTACAGGGTATAATTCCAGGACAGGTTCAAGTTAAAACTATAACAGGCGAACCTAAGAACTTTATAAGCCGCTATGGACACTCTCACGGATGGGCTTGTAAAATATATGCATTATACGAAAGTGACTACGCAGAAAACCTTTGGATTGATGCTGATAATTGTCCAATAAGAAACCCAGAGTTTTTATTTGATGACCCCGAGTATAAACAAAAG